TGCCTGGAACAAAATACCGCCCTTAGGTCTCTTCATGAAAACTGGCATTTTCAACTAAATTTTGTCCAGTCAATAATAGTTCTAAAATGCTCTAGAATACCACTCTTTTGCACTCTATTGCATTACAATATTAAAAACATATAAATATATAGATGAACAAAAAAAGTTCATTAGAGAGAAAATATGAATTACAAAGATAGATACAAGAAATACAGACCAGAAGTTCAAGAACAGATGAACAATATAATAGATAACTATGAAATTGAAGACGGTTATTTATTAACACTTGATTTATTAGCTATTAATTTGGATTTAATGTACACTTCAATAGATTCAATAAAATCTGAAGGTTTTGAAACTACAGATTATAAAAAAAGAGTAGTAAAAAATCATGCTGTTCAACAATTAAACAGTTCACAACAAACTATTATAAAACTTTTGAATAACTTCCCATCTTCTACTATGATGAAAGAACGAATAAAAAAATTGTCCTTAATAGATGATTCTGGAGATTCTCCTTTGGACGAATACTTATAATATGAATCTTGACAAACTATATAATAAATATGCTAAAGATGTAGTAGATAAAAAGATAGTTGCATGTGAAGCGATTTATTTGGCTTGTAAAAGATATTTGAGTTGGTTCGAAAGAGACGATATATATTTTGATGAAGAAGATGTTGAGAAGAAAATAAAGTTTATTTCTTTAATGAAACACTCAACAGGTCAACACAATGGTAAACCTTTTATTCTACTTCCTTGGCAAAGTTGGTGTGTTGCTCATATATTTGGGTTCAAGTATAGAGAAACTAATTTAAGAGTAATCAATAATGTATTTATAATGATTTCTCGTAAAGCAGGAAAAACTGCTTTTGCTGCAGCATTATGTTTATGTTGTGCTATAGCTGATAATGAGAATAATGCAGAAATTGAGTTGGTTGCTAATTCAAGACAACAAGCGAATATAGCATTCCAAATGTGTTATAATTTTGCTGAATCATTAGACCCAAAAAAGAAGTTTATTAGAAGAAAGCGTTCAGTAATTGAAATTCCTAAAACAAAATCAACTATACAGGTACTTTCTTCTGATGCAATGGGCAATGATGGTTATAACTCATCATGTTTTTGTTTGGACGAAATGCATGCCGCTAAAAACTGGGATTTATATAACGTAATGAAATCTTCACAAGGTATGCGACAACAACCATTAGCTATTGTAATTACCACAGCAGGATTTTTATTAAATGGCTATCCTTGTTATGAATACAGAGCAACTTGTTTGGAGATATTAAAAGGAATAAAAGAAGATGACAGTCAATTTGCAGCTATATATGAATTAGATGAAAAGGACGACTGGCAAGATGAAAAGAATTGGATTAAATGTGCACCTTCAATTGGACAAACGGTAACATATAAATATCTAAGAGACCAGGTTAAATCTGCTATAAATACTCCGGCACAAGAAGTAGGTGTTAAAACAAAGAATTTCAATATGTTCTGTCAAAGTAAAGATGTTTGGATTCCTGACAGATATATATTAAATGTTACAAAGAAGGTTAATATAGATGATTATAAAGATGAGGAAAGTTTCTTAGGTGTTGACTTATCTGCTGTATCTGATTTAACTTCAACAACAATATTATTTCCACCTAACCCTGATAGAGAAGTTTACCCAGACAAATTTGTATTCAAGTCATATATATATTTACCTGAAACTTGCTTAGAAGAAAGTTCTAATTGTGAACTATATAAAATCTGGAAAAGAAACAAACATCTTATAATGACTTCGGGCAATGTAGTCGATTATGATTATATTTTGAAAGACCAATTATTATTATATGAAAAAACATATATAATAAATGTTGCCTACGATAGTTGGAATGCGACACAATGGGCAATAAATGCTACAGAAGAAGGACTTCCTTTAGTTCCTTATTCACAAGCAGTAGGTAATTTCAACAAACCAACCAAATTTCTTGAAATGTTAATTAGACAAGATAAAGTTATTATTGATGATAACCCAATAGTAAGATGGTGTTTTGGTAATGTATCTTTGAAATTTGATGCTAATGATAACTGTAAACCAATGAAGGCAAATAATGATAGAGCAAGAAAAATTGACCCAGTAATTTCGATGATTCAAGCATTAGGTGGTTATTTGGACAAACATAAATACTCAGATGGTGAAGTACTTAGTGTAAACTTTTAACTTTAAATCGTTTTGGTATTATTTTTAAATATAAAAGAATTGACAAAATATGAAGATATCTAATATTTTTAAGAGAAACAATAATGAATATATAAATCAACAAGCAGATGGGAGTAGTGCTACATCGGTTATATTTGGACAATTCCGATTAGATGCCTCCGCTACTTCATTATCTGCTTTTTTTGCTGCAAGGGAATTAATTTCAAACTCAATTGCTCAATTACCTATAAACATTAAATATGATAATGAAATAAGAGCTGACCACTCACTTAATCAATTATTCAGAAATAATTTAATATCAAAGTTTAATTTGATGAAACAATTAATTCAAGATGTTATTGATTGGGGTGATGCTATATGTTATATTGAAAGAGCACAAGATGGTACACCAATTAATTTAATATATTGTCCAAGAGGAACATATAGTATAGAATATAATGAGAACACAAGAAAATTAAAATATAAAATAAATTATATCCAACGTTTTGTAGAACCTAAAGATGTAATTCATTTATATAAGAACAATATTTCAAATGGTGTACAAGGACGTAGTTTAGTTGGTTATGCAAACTCTATATTAGAATTAGCAAAATCAACAGATAAAGCTGCTAAGAATTATTATAGTTCAGGTTGTGCTATTACAGGTGCATTAAGTATAAAAGGTACAAGAAAAGATTCAAAAGAAAAAGCAAGACAAGCATTTGCCGATGTTCATAGTGGTTCAAATGCTTCAGGTTTGGTTATACTTGATGATGATATGCAATATACACCTATTTCATCAAATGCTAATGAATCACAAATGCTTGAAACAAGATTATTTAATGTATCAGAAATTGCTAGATTTTTTAATATCAACCCTGTACTTTTAGGAGACTTATCAAAATCAAGTTACAATACAATAGAAGCTGCTAATATTGAATTTGTCACTCACACTTTAATGCCTTATATAACTATGATAGAATGTGAGTTTAATAGAAAATTGATTAATGAAAATATAGGTTTTTCAATAGATCTTGATGAAAGATATTTAATTAGAGGTGACCAAAATTCAACAGCAACTTATTATAAAACATTAGTAGATGCTGGTATTATTACAAGAAATGAAGCACGTAAACAATTAGGTTTACATGAACTTGAAGGACTTGATGATATTGTTATTCCATTTACTAATATTGAAAATAATACTATAAAATAAACCAGAATAAATAATATGGAAGATAAAATAATTAGAAATATTGGTAATTGTGAACTTAGAACATTAGATGGTCAAGAATCCAGAACAATTACAGGTTATGCTGTTGTATTTGAATCTGAATCTAATGATTTAGGTTTTATTGAAGTTATTAAAAGAGGTGCAATTACTCAAGAATTAGTAGATAGTTGTGATATATTCTGTAAGTTTAACCATGATGATAATAAAGTTTTAGCCCGTTCAAATATGGGTAAAGGTTCATTAAAATTGACAGTAGATGACAAAGGACTTAGATATGAATTTGATGCACCTAATACTGATTTAGGCAATGAATTATTAGAATATATAAAAAGAGGTGATTTATACCAATCCAGTTTTGCTTTTGCTTTAGATATTGATGATAAATCTGCTCAAAAATGGGAAAGCAGAAGTGGAAAATATTATAGGACAATATATAAAATAGCTGCTTTATATGATGTATCACCTGTCTGGCAACCAGCTTATTCAGAAACTTCAGTAGATAAACGTAGTATGGAAGAATTTAATTCTATTATAGAGAAAGATAAAAAGCTGGATAACATGTTAGAAGATTTGAAAAATTATTATATATAACAGAAAAAATTTTTATTATTATATATAAAGGTAAAATAAATTTTATAAATAAATATGACCTTAAACGAATTAAAAGAAAAACAAACACAACTCATTAAACGTTGTGAAGAGATTGTTAATCTTTGTAAGACTGAAGTTCGTGAAATGACAGAAGATGAGGAAAAAGAATTTCTTGCTAATAAAGAGGAAATTAAATCTTTAAAGGAAGAAGTTAAAAACCTTCAAGAAAAAATTGCTTCTTATGAAAAGGAAACTCCATCCGAAGAGGAAGAACCTGAAAAGGAAGAAAAATCTGAAGATGAAGAAGAAAAGGAAGAAGAAGATAATAAAGACGAACAAAAGGAAGAAGAAGATAATAAAGAATCCGAAAAGGATAACGAAAATCCTGATAATGAGGATGAAAAACAAGAAAAAAATAATCGTAATATTACAATGGAACAAAAATTTAATTTAATGAAAGAGTTACGTAACTCTCTTGAAACAGGTAAATCATTTAACCTTAATGAAGTACGTGCCTATACTGTTACATCAGAAGGTGAAGACGTAGTACAAACTGACATTTATGACATTTGGGAACCACTTCGTGCAAAGAACGTTCTTGTTCAAGCTGGTGCACAATTAATCAGTGGTGTAAAAAACAACATTCAAATCCCACTTATGGGTGCTGTATCTTGTTCATTTGAAGGTGAAACATCAGCTGCTTCTGATGGTTCTGGTGTATTCACAAGCAAAACATTAACTCCAAAACGTATCACTGCTAAATATCCTATTTCACTTCAACTTTTAGCACAAGATTCAATTGGTGTTGAACAAAAGATTCGTGCAGATATTGCTAAAGCTGTTAATGCTAAATTAGAATCAGTTCTTTTAGGTAGTGCTGCTGGTTCAACTACAAAACCTGCTGGTTTATTATATAACCAAACTCCTGAAGTTATTACAAATTTTGCTGGCATTACTGCTCTTGAAGCTGGTGTTGAAACTGACAATGTTTATGGCGAAATGAAGTACATCGTATCTCCATCTGCTAAAGCTGATTTACGTGCTATGGCTAAATCAAGCAAATCAACACAATTAGTAATGGAAAATGGTGCTATTGATGGTACAGAAGTATTCTCAACTTCTCATGTTGCTGACAAGAACATCATTTATGGTGACTTCTCTAACGTAGTTATCGCTACTTGGGACAATGTTCAAATCGATGTAGTTCGTGATGTTGCTTCTGTAGGTAATGGTCAAGTTACTATCGTTGTTAATGCTTATGTTGATGGTGCATTAGTTCGTGATGAAGCACTTGCATTTGCTACTACAGCTACTGAATAACTGACAACTAGATATTCAACTATTCTAGAGATTATACAAAAATAATGAGTAATCAATATGTATTTGGATTTAGATACTATTAAAAAACACTTAAATATTGACGCAGATTTTACAGATGATGATGAATATATCGAATTTTTGGAAAGTGTTGCCGAAGATTTGGTTCAAAAGCATATTGATAAAAGTTTTGAAGATATAGTTGCTGAAGAAGGGTCAATTCCAAAACCCCTTCTTCATGCAATACTCCTATTTATTGGAAACTTATACGATAATAGAGAATCAATTGCTTTTGCTGCCCCTTCAGAAGTTCCACAATCTTTAACATACATATTAAATATGTATAGAAATTATGAAAATGCAAATATATAATAGGTATTATGAGAGCAGGACTTTTAAAGGAACAGATAGAGATAAAATCACCAGTTATTGTTAAAAATGATTATGGTGAACAAACAACTGAATGGGAATCTAAATATACAACAAGAGCAAGACTTATACATACAAGTGGTGGAAGAGCAATAACAAATGATGAAGTTTTTTATGGTCACATTAAAACATTAGAAGTTCGCCAATATGTACCGGTTGATGATTTTGATAGAATAATTTGGAATAATAAGGAATACCGTGTATTAGATATTGAACCAGACGAATCACAAATGAAAAAAATAATACGAATTGAATTAGTAAATGATTAACACATTAGATATAGGAAAATACATTTATAATATATTAAGTGGAAATGATTATATAACACAAGAAAATGTGCAAATTTATCCATTAGTTGCTGATAATGATGCAAAATTTCCATTTATAATTTATAAACGTACAGGTTTAGTATCATATATTTGTAAAGATGGAACTTATCAGGATGATGTTACTATTGAAATTAAAGTTGTATCGGATAAATATTCAGTAGGAATCACTTTAGCAAACCTTATTCGTAGTTTAATTCAACGTCCATATAATACTTATGGCGGAATGGAAATAAATGATGTTACAATAAATTTTGCTTCAGAAGATTTCATAGAAAATGCATATATCCAAACTATGCAATTTACCTTAAAAATAAATTAGAATTAAAATACTATGGCAAATCAAATTATTAAAGGTCGTGATTTGATGTTATTTAATAATGATGGGCACTCTTATGCATACGCTACAAATCACACACTTACAATCACTGCTGAAACTACAGATATTAGTTCAAAAGACCACGGAATATGGGGTGGTTCAGAAGTTGCTCGTTATACATGGGAAATCACTTCTGAAAATCTTTATACAACTGAAGAATATGATGAAATGTTTGATACAATGTTAGCTGGAGAACCTATTACTGTTCGTTTCG